TTTGTAGACGGATTTGACTGTTTTATAAACTCAGATATAGAAAATATTTTAAATAGGTACTTTAGTTTTAGAGCGGAGATGGTTTTTTCAGCGGAAGAAACATGTTGGCCTGACGCTAGTATATCTCCCTTGTTTCCCGAAACTGGAGGTTTAAAGTATTTAAATAGTGGTACCTATATTGGTACTGCAGGTGCTTTAAAGAATTTATTTGAAAAAGATATTAAAGATTCAGCAGATGACCAACTATATGTTCAATTAGAGTACTTAGACGATGATAGCCCTCATGACATTGCATTAGACTGGGAGAGTTATATATTTTTCTGTTTAGCAGGGTTAGAGGAGAATATTAAGATAAATGAGTTTGATCAGCTAGTAAACACTAAATACAATTGTACAAGTTGTATTCTACATGGAAATGGTGGAGAATATACAAAAGAAGTATATTGGAAATTTGTAGATGAAATGGCGAATAACAATCCACACTTTTATATTCCAAAATATATGCAAAAAGATGTTGAGTACATAGACAAAGATATGATTTTAATCAAAAATCTATTATCACCTGAGTTTTGCAGTGATTTAATTGAAGAATGTGATAGAGTGGGAGGATGGGAACCACTTCCAACAGATAAGTTTCCTGCACAAGAAATACGATTAAGATATATGGAAACTCAAAAATTTTACAAAGCATTTGAAAAAGCTTATTACAGTAAGATAGAACCTATTACCGAAGGATATTGGGCAGCATTAAAAATGTATGGTATTCGAGATTTGTTTGCAATGAGATATTCTCTTGATACACAAACAAGATTAAATTTACACCATGATATGTCTTTAGTGAGTGGTAGTATGAAACTTAATAATGATTTTGAAGGTGCAGTACTTAATTTCCCTAGACAGAATATTACAAATTTAGACCATGATATTGGCTCTATGGTTTTATGGCCTGCTTCAGTATCTCACCCACATGAATGTACGGACTTAATAAAGGGAACTAAGTATAGCTTAACTTTATGGAGTTCTAGAGAAGAAGGAGATGTATATTGATTATTGTAGATGATTTTATAACAGATATGGATTTACTTGCTAAAATTAATAATAGCGAGGAATTTTGGGAGTTAGGATATAACTGGTACGATAAGGACGCTCCAATCAGTGCACTTCGGCACGAATTGATACATGCTATATGGGATCGCTTTGACAAGCCCGAATTTGTCGGGTATGAGCATTGGGTTGGAAACTACTCAGCAGGAGATAGAAAAGAGTCTAAAGATTATGATGGAAATTTCTACCATTTAAAAAGACATTTTGATAAAGACGAAGATTTATGGCACGACACAGGAGAAGTAGTTTCTCCTGCTGTTGGCACAATTTTTTACCCCTGTAAAGAGAATGATGAGATTGAAGGTGGTAAACTTATTATTTGGAATACAAAAACAGAAGAAATTATTGATGATTATGAACTAATTGCACCTAAATATAATCGACTTGTTATATTTGATGCAAGTCAATTGCATGGTGTTCAAATGATAAAGAAAGGCACAAGAAAGGCAATCGCTATTAATCTATGGGCTAAAGTACCGAAAACGTTTCAGCATGAAGATAAATCATAAAGATATACCCCACTATACATCCAAGAATTCCACATATATCTCTATCTAGCTTCATTTAGTATCTCTCTTATTATCTCCCAATTTTCTTTGGGAGTTCCTCTCTGACTAAGCCCACATACATAAGGCTCGTTCTTATTTCGTATTATTTTTGCAATCGGGTGAAAACCCTTTCCTCTAGTAACTTTTGTAATCACTACGTCATCAATTGGCTCTACTATGTGTAATCCTGAATGAGTATGAGTCATATTTGCTAAAAGCAATGATTCATGTTTTACATGTGGTATTACATTTTCATACAACATTTCAGGCTGTACATTATCTTTACATGCTATTTTTTGCATACAGTACTCTGTATACTCATTTGTAATTGTATAATCATATATAGTATTTTTATATCGACCATAAACACTCTCACAATGTAAATCATGTTGGTGTGTATGTATATAGTTAGAAATTGGTTGTGTAAGTTTTTTTGAATAGAAGCTATATAATTCTCGAGGACTTATTCGTAGTCGTATACAACCTATTCCATGATAATAAGGATCTCGTAAAGCTAAATTTTTTAAATCATCAATTTGCATAGGAGTACTCAGGTTTAAAAAAGTCATAGAATCTATTACAATGCCTTATATCAAGTTTGTGATATCGAATCATTTTGTCAATCATATTTTTATCATAAAACAAGTCTTCATAGTACCATATTCTATCTTGAGCAATATTTTCTAGCTTCTCGTGAAATCTCATATACTTTTCTCTAAGTCCTGGCATTTCAGGTAACTCGTCATCTAGTGTATACTTATCTACAAAGTTTTTAGTGTGACAACCTTGATTATAGCTTTTAAATCCTGCATCTACATCTTGTCTACTAATATAAATAACTTTGTCATAGGCACTTATAATATGTCCCCATTCTCTTTGATGATGTACTAAGCTCTTTACTATATGTTCTCCTTGTGGAAGCACATGATTCCACCTGCTCCAAGGTTCAAAGTAAGAATGATATTCAAAGTAATTTGATGCGATTGCATTATATAAAGCAGACGACCCAGAACGAGGAGTCGCTATTATAAGTAGTTTTTTCATAGTAAGTCTTTTAGTAGTATAGGCTGTGGCCAGTTTCGTGTCTTATATTTACCATCTTTTCTAACAGATAGTTGTTTGATTTTATATAGAAAAGGAGCAATGTATTCAACTTCTCTTTGATCTTTATAAGAGTAATTTCTAAGTTTATATCTTATTATTTCTTCATCAAAAACATAAGAGTCGTCTGTGCACTCATTGAATCTATCTATGTGTTCAAAAAGTTTTGTATTTGGATATATACAAATATCTAAATGTATAGGAAATTGTTTATAGCATTCTATTTTTAATTCCCAAAGATCTAAAGCTAATTCAGGAGTCACTTCTCCTACAAATTGTATATCTACATCAGGACTTTCATTCAAAATAAAGTTGCTCCACATATAAATTGTATGATTAGGGTAACGTTCTATTAAATTTTTTGACTTTAATAATTGTAAATAGTCAACTAAGACCTTTCTCATTATTAACTTCCGTCATCATCAAAAAAACTTGAAGCTGATAATCTTGGATTACTACTACTTATATAGTTTTTTCTAATATAATGATGGTCTGAGGTAGTTGCGTCGTCTGTATGTCTAAGTTCTATTCTTATATACCCACCTGAATTTAATCTCATTACAGTCTGACTTACTCCACTAGTACTAGTTTCATTTGCTTTACAATAGACTTTTAAATTCAATAAGATATTTGGTACAGGATTCCAGTCTCTCCATGCAGTGGTAAAACTAGCATTGGTTTGGTCTCCACCTGTTCCAACATAACTTTGTTGAGACACAAAATTACTCACATTATAATACCCAAAATAAATAGCTTCATTTGAGTGCTCTGCAGTAAAAGTTACATTTAATCCACTAACAGCCCATCTCCATTGTAATCCATGGTCTGCATTTCTTACGGAGCTTGTTGAAGTGTCATAATAAGGATTGATAGTCATAGTCAAAGTATCATCAATAGATCCATTAGTACCTAGAGATGGCCCGTCTGTATTATCCTTATAGAAAACATTAATTGTATTATTTGTCAAGGGTTGTAAAGCAATTTTAGTACCTGCATAGGCTTGACCACCACTTTCGTCATCCTGACTGTTTGTAAAATCATCTGTACCTGCCGTGTCATATCCAGGTGCCGAGGAATCATCTGCCCCTCCAAATTCAAACTTAGTTGCACCATAGAAGTCTGAAAATGATATTGCAGTATTTGATGCTTTAGGGATATCTCTACCTGTTGCTTCTACTAAGTATCTAATTGAGTGGTCATTCATTTGACTTGTTTGACCTCCTGCAAAACTACTATTTCCTTCTACATATATGTCGTTAAGTGATATTGCTCCTGATGTTTGTAATGCCATTATTTATTCTCCACTAGCTTTTTAAGCTCTTCTATTTGTTCTTGTTGCTCTTTTATTGCTTCTACTAGTAGTCCTACTACGTTACCATAGTCAACTGATAGTATGCTGTCTTTATCATCTTCAGGGTGTGCTTCTATTACTACTTCAGGTAGTACCTTTTCAACCTCTTGTGCTACAAGTCCAAGTCTTCTACTTTTTGTTTCATCTTCTATCATGTTATAATAAACACCACGCATTGAGCAAACCTTATCTAAAGCGTTGTCTACATTTACAATGTTTTCTTTTAATCTTTCGTCTGAGTAAGCTGTAACGTTCCCAGCAAATGTACCGTTTCCTGACTCGTCTAGTGTTAATAGTACATTACCAGTACCAGTAGTTGCATGCCCTATTCTAAAGTAGTTAGTTCCATTTGTGTTAGAGTCAAAATTAATTCTTACATTTCCAAAAGAATTTAACGTTATATGGTCACCGTAAGTATCGCCATCAGTAGACCTTATTGAATGATGTGTGTTTGTACCATAAGAATCTGAATCCCATGTAAAGTAAATACCTCCAAATCTATACAGAGCAGAATGAGCTGCGTTTACTGACTTACCATATATATCTCCGTTAAATGTTGCTGTATTATTAGCGACAAAATCTTTGTTTACTCTAAATAGGGTTTTTTCCCAAGTTGTAATCATAGCACCTGCTGATGTATCTCTCATATATAAAAGATTCTCATTAGCATTATTATACATTAAGAAGTTTGTTGCTCCACCAGTCATAGCTAAACCATAACTTGATGTAATACCTGCTGTTGTAAGCGGTCCTCTAATATTAACTGTGTTTCCTGATTCTCCTAAATATAGGGTTTGACTACTTGTATGCCCATAAAAATGTTGAGATTGAACAACATAGAAAGAGGTATCAAATCTTGGATTTGCCATACCTTGGGCTGTGCCATATTTATCGGTAATTATTGAATCACATGTTATTCGACCAGCCTGCCAAGTATTTCCGTTATTACCGTATACAGTCCATGCAGTATTATCGCTACCTACAAAACAGAATTCATTTGGATTACCTGAGTTACCCCAAATATTTCCAGGACCTCCGTTACCATTTGTTCCGTATCTTGCTCCACTATTTCCTGCCCAGAATAGTCCCCATGTATCACCTGCTGCTGTCATCATATAAGAGTTATAATCAGTATCTAGTCTAAATGGCACATTTGATTGTCCATCTCCTGAAGCAGTTACCTTTCCATAGTATCTCCTCGCACGTACATCACCAACTGAATCAATACCTGCTACGTTAGTAGTATTATTTTGAAATACAAATCCTCTATTTGTTCCTGCAGACATTTTAAAGTACATATTGTAGTCAGAAGTGGTTTCTCCTGACACTCTACCAGCTCCAGATGTGCCACTACTTGCCATTGAAATTCTATAAGAGTTACTTCCATTCCAAAATCTAAGTCCTTGTAAGCTACCTGCATCTACATTAAAATTATGCGCACCTATATTTTTATCTAAAGAGTCCCAAGTTTTACTGTCTAAAGTAGTTGCATTAGTTGTGGTTAATCCACCTTCACCTTTTTGACCTTTACCGCCTGCAGCACCTTTTTGACCTTTTGAACCTGCAGCACCTTTAGCACCTGCTGGAGGCGTAACACCTACTTCACCTTTCTGACCTTTTGAGCCGCCAGCGCCTTTAGCACCTGCAGCGCCTTTAGCACCTGCAGCACCTTTACTACCTGTTGGACCTTTTGCTCCTGTTGGACCTTTAGCACCTATTTCACCTTTTTGACCTTTTGAACCTGCAGCACCTTTTTCACCAACACCGCCCATAGGTCCGAACTCTATAAAGTCTGTTTGATTAGTTCCTGTACTATAAAAAGAAGAATCTAAATAGAATTTTAGCCCTGCAGCTACGTCTACTGTTCTTTTTAAAACTCCGTCTAAATAATATCTAATTTTGTCATTGTCATATGTAATTGTAAAAATAGTACCTGCTGAATAACTGCCCTGACTGCCCTGACTACCACTACCTTCATATATATGGGCGCCTCCGCCTCCCACTGCATACCACTGATAGTCAATACTACTGTAACTTGAACTAGTAGTTGGATCTGTATTTAATCCTACCATCATCCATTTGTTAGTTTGTGACGGAGAAAAGCTTACATAACAACCGCCTGTATAAGCTACAGTAGATCTAACTTCTCCGTTCCAATTTGTATCATTTGCGTTTTTTGATATTCTTTGACCTGTAGCATCTATAGACATATTTGAGGTGGTTACAAGATTTAAATGAGCATTTGCATTTCCTACTGCACCTGTAGCACCTATTTCTCCTTTTTGGCCTTTACTGCCTGTAGCTCCTTTAGCACCTATCTCACCTTTTTGACCTTTGCTACCTGTTGGACCTTTCGCACCTGTAGCTCCTTTAGTACCTGTAGGACCTTTAGCACCTATTTCACCTTTCTGACCTTTACTACCTGTTGGACCTTTCGCACCTATTTCACCTTTCTGACCTTTACTACCTGTTGGACCTTTCGCACCTATTTCACCTTTCTGACCTTTAAGTCCTGATGATGGACCAATCCATTCACCGGAAGAATTAATAATTTCTCCGCCACCAGATTTTCTATATGATGTAGCTTCTATTGCTGCTGGGAAATCAACATTTTGATTTTGGTCAATGTGAAAAACTCTTCGCTTTCCTGCAGGATACCCACCCCATATTTGCATACGATATAGGTTAATATTGTATGAACCATATGTTGCATGACCAGACCAGTTTGGTTCAAAATCAATATGAATTGTTCTATAATGCCCTGTTGAGGTTGTAGAAGGATTAAATGCAATTCCACCCATAGGCAAATATAAATGCCCAGGCCATGAAGATACAGTAGCCGTACTATTTGTATGCTGGCTCCATACCCCTGCTCCTGTTTGTTTTCTGACCTTTACAGTTGTACTATGTGAGTTTGAACTCCAATAGAAGTATAATGCATTTAAAAATACATAGCTTCCGTTATTAGATACTTCAATTCTAAAATAGTCAGTAGCATTAGGAATATTAATACTTGAATTATTATCACCACCTAAAAACTTTTTCTTATTATCGTCACTAAATGATGTGTATTCTGTCCAGTTAGTTCCATCTGTCGAAGTGTAAAACTTTAAGTTGGCTATAGGATAGAACGCTGTTTTATTATTAAACTGCTCTTCAAAAAGAGCCATCTCTGTAATCGAAGGTGTACCTAAATTATTTGTTGGGACACCAGTACCAGCTTGTAATAATCTATCATAATTATCAGATGTATCTGAACGAAGGAATTGTGTAGAATCTAAAGTATCTAATGTAGACGCATTTGTTGTTGTTAAACCGCCTTCACCTTTTTGACCTTTTGAACCTGTAGCACCTTTTCCACCTGTTGGACCTTTAGCACCTGTTGGACCTTTTACTCCTATTGGACCTTTAGCACCTGTTGGGCCTTTTGAACCTGTTGGGCCTTTTGGACCTGTAGCACCTATTTCTCCTTTTTGACCTTTTGTACCAGCAGCACCTTTTGGACCTACTCCACCAGCACCTCCTATACCACCTTGAGGACCTATTTCACCTTTCTGACCTTTTGAACCTGTTCCACCTGTTGGACCTTTTGGACCTGTTCCACCTGTTGGACCTTTTGGACCTGTTCCACCTGTAACACCTACTTCACCTTTTTGACCTTTTGAACCTGTTCCACCTGTTGGACCTTTTAGACCTGTTCCACCTGTAACACCTACTTCACCTTTTTGACCTTTTGAACCTGTTCCACCTGTTGGACCCTTAGTACCTATTCCACCTGTAACACCTATTTCACCTTTCTGACCTTTACTACCTGTTGGACCTTTAGCACCTGTAGGGCCTACTTCACCTTTAAGACCAGTGCTTGGTCCTGCCCATGTTCCATTTGCATTGATTACAGTAGTTCCTGCCATTTTTAAGACACCACTTGAAATAATATCTAAACTATCTTTTACTTGTAAATCTCCCCCGTCATTTAAAATACCATTTCTAAATACAGCTTGACCTTGTGAATAAAAAGCAGTTCCAGTATGTGAAGCATATAGATAATTATTTGCTACTATTACTTCACCAGTATTCTGAACTCTAAACGCTTGTTGTTGAGAATTTCCTCCTCTTTTAATTACAAAAGCATTTCCAGTACCATCTGAATTTCCGCCAATAAATTCTGAATTACCTGTGCTAGATACTTTTCCTACAACGGTTAAATTTCCACTTCTATCCAACTCCATGGTTTGAGTAAATGTACCATTATCAGCGTTGTCTGTACCATAACCCCAATAGAATATACCACCGGTTCCATTACCATTAGAGTCACCCACAAAGTTTATGTGAGTAACAGAACCTAATACTGTTTGATTATCTGATGTTGATTGAGGATAGACACTATCAGTGTCCATATTAAAGTCTAACCAGCCAGTGCTGCCTGTACCATTAATTTGATTAACACCATTAACATTATATCCATTAAAATTAGCACCGCCACTTAAAGAAATACTTCCAAAGGAAGATGTTCCTGTAGAAGTTATTGCACCACTAGAGATAGTTCCTGAGAAACTGTGTCCTGTAGAGGTAGCTTGTATTCTTTGGTCGAAGTCTTCTGAAGCACTATTTTTAAAATCTAAATAAGGATATCCAGTTGTTCTAGTAAGTTCAATATTTCCGTCTGTTCCTATTGAAACTTCATGACCTCCTGAAGCTGCTGTTATACCACCTGTAGTAATTAATGTAGCTCCATTAAATGTTAATCCTGCTTCAGCATTGATTGTAGAAGAAGTTGCCGCAGTTAATAAACGATTATCTGCGAAGTTTGCTATTCCTGTTATACCACCTGTTTCTCCTTTCTGACCTTTTGAACCTGTAGCACCTTTTACACCTATTTCGCCTTTCTGACCTTTTGAACCTGTACCCCCTGTATTACCTGTTGTACCTTTAGCACCGGTATTACCTGTAACTCCTATTTCACCTTTTTGACCTTTTACACCAGCAGCACCTGTATCTCCTTGGGAACCTACACCACCTGTAGCACCTACTTCTCCTTTACTACCTGTTGGGCCTTTTGCACCTGTGGGGCCTTTTGGACCCGTTGGACCAGTATCTCCAGTATTACCTGTATTACCTGTAACTCCTATTTCGCCTTTTTGACCTTTGCTTCCTGTAGCACCTGTTGAACCTACTTCACCTTTTAACCCTGTAGCACCTGTGTTCCCTTTAGTACCTTGAATACCTTGAGAACCTACTTCTCCTTTCTGACCTTTTGAACCTGTACTACCAGTATTACCTGTAACTCCTACTTCTCCCTTCTGTCCTTTACTACCTGTTGCACCAGTATCTCCTTGAGCGCCTGTATTTCCTTGTATACCTTGAGAGCCTACTTCACCTTTCTGACCTTTTGAACCTGTACTACCAGTATTACCTGTAACTCCTATTTCACCTTTTTGACCCTTTGAACCTGTGGCTCCTGTAGTACCTGTAGTACCTTTTTGGCCTACTTCACCTTTTGGCCCTACTCCACCAGTACCTCCAGTACCTCCAGTTGGACCTGTAGCACCTATTTCTCCTTTTTGACCTTTACCACCAGTTGGACCAGTTGGACCAGTTAAACCTGTACTACCTGTATTACCTGTTGCTCCTGTATCTCCTTTGTTGCCTGTTGGTCCTGTCTCTCCTTGAATACCTTGAACACCTTGAATACCTACTTCACCTTTTTGACCTTTTGAACCTGTAGTACCTTTTTGACCCGTTGGGCCTTTTGGACCTAACTCGCCTTGGGCACCTTTTTGACCCGTTGGTCCTGTACCGCCTATTGGACCTTTTGGACCAGTTGGGCCTGTAACACCTATTTCACCTTTTAAACCTGTTGGACCAGCAGAACCTGTAGTACCTTTTTGACCTTTTTCTCCTGTTGGACCAGTAGCACCTGTGTCGCCTGTTGGACCAGTAGCCCCTGTATCTCCTTTACTACCAGTTGGACCAGTTGGACCTCTAGAGCCTGTGTCACCTTTAGAACCTGTAACTCCTACTTCTCCCTTCTGTCCCTTACTACCTGTAACACCTTTATCACCTTTTATACCTGCTTGTGGGCCTACCCATTCCCCACTAGAGTTTACAACTGTGTCTCCATTTACTTGAATAATGCCTTGTACATCTACTCCAGTTGAGTGTATGTCTAAGACAAGACTATCTCCAGAGTATAAATCTCTGTCCTTAATTCTTCCAGCTTGAGCGGTATCTCGCCCGAAATCGGCTAGTTTTCTATTCTTAGTCTTTGCCACGTTTTAACTCCTCTATTTCTTGTTTTAAATCTTTTACTGCTTCAATTAAATAACCTACTAAATTTCCGTAAGCTACTGATTTGTACTCTCCATTGTTTACTAATTCTGGTGCTATTTTTTCTATTTCTTGTGCTATAACTCCACTTCCATCTCTACCTTCTTTTGTAAAGCTAACTCCTCTCATTTCATAAACTTTTGAACCGTCTAACGTTTCTATGTTCTCTTTTAGTCTTTCGTCTGAATAAGCTGTTATGTTACCTGTTGCTGTTACATCCCCTTGATAATCAACTCTAAATCTTTCTGCCATACCAGATTGTCCACCTGCAGTAGCATCAGTTGCATTACTTGTGTGAACTATAAAAGCACCTGAACCTTCTTTTAGTGTATTACCTGCATTATCATTTTGTCCAACCTGCGCACCTATTTTTACTTGTGGGTAATTATTTGCATTTGAGTCTATAAATACAAAATCAATAAAAGTTTCTTGTGTAGTAATATCACTACCTGTATTTTCTTGTTTAAGAGTAAGAAATGTATTATTATCGCCTAAAGGTTCTGTAATAGTTATATCAGTACTAGTAACTTTGAAACGTTCAGCTCCTGCAGTAACAATTCTAAATTGGTCATTTGCAGGAAATTGTAAATAAGTATTTGTGTCGGCTTCATGAATAATTTGGTTGGCTATTGTGAGATTCCCATCTATACGCATATTTGCAGGAGTATAAACACCATTACTAAATTCACTATTATTGTTAAGTCTTAGCCAACCATCACCACTATCGGCAGTTAATGCAGTCCTGTCATTAAAAGCAATACCTCTTGCATCATTTGATGAAGTTGCAGTAAAATTAATTAAATCTGTTCCATCTGCTAAAAGTCTAAGGCTACCTGTAACAACATCTACATTACCATTTCCATTAATTGTAAGTCTTTTATTAGCTGTACTCTTTGCTGCACCTGTTCTAGTTTGAAAGTGTATTGCAGCTGCATCATTTGGATAGGTTGTATTTAAATGCACATCACCAACTGAATTATCATACCAAATCTCAAATCCTTCAGTTGTTATATCACCTTGATCTGACCTTAAACGTAATACTGAATCATATGATCCATCGCCTTTAAGATCTATCATTGCATCAGCAAGATCTGTATCAACTGTTATAGCTCCTAAAGTTGTAATAGAATTAGTAGTTAATGTTCCATTTGGTATAGATACATTTTGACTCGCATCAAGAGTCATTGCTAGTGTGTCAGATGTACCTGTTCTGATATTTAAAGGTAGTCCAATATCAGAAGTAGTTGAAATATATGGATTATTTGAACTATCAACACCTAGTCTTAATCTTTGTTGAGCCCCGTCCATCTTAAATGATAAGTAAGGAACATGGGATTCAGTAATATTATCTGTATCTGCATTGATAGTTAAGCCAACACTTCCTGTATTTGAAATAGTCACATCAGTATTAAAGTCTACACCACCACTAAGATTCTGGAAATACGCATTGCTTCCATTGACATAAAACTTTCTTGAGCCCCCTGCAATTAATCCTACAGAATTTGCTCCAATATACCCTAAACCCGTGTCTGTATCTCCTTCAAATCTATATTTAGGAGCTGAACTAGAAGCTGAATTTGGGGCATTATAAGTAGGTGCATAAGAATTAGCACTAACATCAAATACTTTAGTACCTTCACCTAAATCCAAACCTATTCCATTATTGGAAGCACCAACACGAATTGTATTATCAGTACCCTCAACAAGTAGTCCTATAGCAAAAGATATACCATTTCCTGCTGTTCCAGTTGCTGCAGCGTTAAGTGAAACTGCTCCATCTCTACCATGACCACCAAATAATAGTTTACCTACACCATCTCCTGTTACTGCATATTGGCCAGCCCCAGCACCTGAATAACCAATAGAAATAGAATAGTTACCATTACCATCATTTACATTTTGACGAATAGAATAGTTACCACTACTGTCTTTAAAAGCTAAAACATCATCCCCTGAACCACCATCATAACGAGCATCTAAATAAAGAGTGCGGTCTATATTTACATTGGAGCTAAATACTCCAGAGGTTGCACTTAATGCCGTGCTTTCTTGATATGGTGTATAGCCTAACCCAGTTGTAACTTGTGAACTTGAAATTGCGTTTAGATAAACACCTGAGGAGTTAATAACTTGAGTTGAACCTGTATAGTAACCATTTACAGATGAAATTGTTCCGTTTACATTCAATCCGTAAGCATTTACTGGAGTATATCCTGCTCCTAAACTGTTGTACCCAATTGTTGTATGACCATTTTGAAAAATTGCAAAGTTTGTATCTGTAGAACTCATTGTAGTAGATACATCTACAGAACTTCCAGTTGTGTTTCCTCTAATTTCAAAAGCTAAATCGTCTTCAGCATCAGCATCTCCTGCAAGAACAAGTATTGCGGGTTCATCAGGAGAATCAAATACCTTTGTCATAAAGACACCAGTACCATTTGTTGGTGCTTGGAATGTTAATGTTCCACTATATGTATCATTTGCGTTAGACCTTAAAAAATCTGCAGAATCTAAACTGTCTAAGGTGGTTGCATTTGTTGTTGTTAAGCCACCTTCTCCTTTTTGACCTTTTGGACCTGCTACTGTACTATTAGCACCTTTTACACCTATTTCACCTTTCTGACCTTTTGGACCTGTACCACCAGTATCTCCCTTTGCTCCAGTACCACCTGTTCCACCTGTTTGACCTTTCTGACCTTTCTGTCCTTTTGGGCCTACGCCTCCAGTACCACCTGTGCCACCTGTTGGCCCTGTAACACCTACTTCACCTTTTTGACCTTTACCACCTGTTGGACCAGTACCACCTGTGCCACCTGTTTGACCTTTCTGACCTTTTGCACCAGTGCCACCTGTTGGACCTGTTGGACCTGTTGGACCTGTTCCACCTGTACCGCCTGTTTGACCTTTCTGACCTTTTGCACCTGTACCACCTGTTGGACCTGTACTACCTGTTGGACCTGTACTACCTGTTGGACCAGTACCTCCTGTTTGACCTTTATCTCCTTTTAATCCAGAGGATGGACCTACCCAAGTACCAGAACCACTAATGACTTGGCTGTTATCAACATAATAGCCGTCATTAAAGTTAGCACTTCTACCACTAGTTCGGCCGTCGGTTGAGCCCCATTCATGTGTTTCTATAACGTTTGCTGTAGAAGTACCAGTAGCTAAACTTGATGGGAATGATACTCCAGCTTGGTCTGCATTACTTACATTGATTTCTACATTTACACCTGGACCACTACTCCACGATAATTTTGCTTCAACTGATCCGTCGCCCTTTATTCTTAGACCTGATACGTTTGCATAAGTACTATTATTATTCCAGTTTGTAGTTAATACTGTTAACGAACAAGAGTCTGATGCATTATAACCGTTTGTGGCAGTAAATGACGCCCCACTATGAGCATACGTATTTAAAGAAGCAAATACTGGGCCATGGCTATCTTGTACAGTTAAAATATGGAACCAATCACCACTAGATCCTGTTAAACTTGTGTAGTTTGTTTTAGAACCGCCCTCACCTTTTTGACCTTTTGCACCTGTACCACCTGTGGGACCTGTACTACCTGTTGGACCAGTACCACCTGTTGGACCAGTACCCCCTGTATTACCTGTTTGACCTTTCTGACCTTTCTGCCCTAATTCACCTTTTTGACCTTTAGCTCCTGTACCACCTGTTGGACCAGTACCACCAGTACCCCCTGTTGGGCCAGTACCACCTGTTGTTCCTTTTTGACCTATTTCACCTTTTTGACCTTTACTACCTGTTGGACCAGTACCCCCTGTTGGACCTGTTCCTCCAGTATTACCTGTAACTCCTACTTCCCCTTTCTGACCTTTACTACCAGTAGAACCAGTATTACCTGTAACTCCTACTTCGCCTTTTTGACCTTTTTGACCTTTTGGTCCTACACCACCAGTACCTCCAGTACCCCCTGTTGGACCTGTAACTCCTATTTCTCCTTTCTGACCTTTTTCTCCTGTTGGACCAGTACCACCTGTTGGACCAGTATTACCTGTAACTCCTATTTCACCTTTTTGACCTTTACTACCAGTTGGACCTGTTGGGCCAGTACCACCTGTTGGACCTGTGCCACCTGTTGGACCATTACTTCCTGTTGGGCCTGTTGGACCATCTACACCTATTTCTCCTTTTTGACCTTTACTACCTGTGCCACCTGTATTACCTGTAGCACCTATCTCACCTTTTTGACCTTTGCTACCAACTGCACCAGTAGAACCTGTTACGCCTACTTCACCTTTCTGCCCTTTAGAACCTGTCGGACCAGTACTGCCTGTTGGACCTGTTGGACCATCTACACCTATTTCTCCTTTCTGACCTTTTAAACCTGTTGGACCAGTACCACCTGTTGGACCAGTATTACCTGTAACTCCTATTTCACCTTTTTGACCTTTAGCACCTGTAGTACCTGTTGGACCTGTATTACCTATTGGGCCTAAAGCACCTTTCTGTCCTGTAGTTCCTTTTATACCTGTATCACCTTTAGCACCTGTAGTACCAGTATTACCTGTTGGACCAGTAGAACCTGTAACTCCTACTTCTCCTTTCTGTCCTTTACTACCAGTATCACCGCCAATACCTTTATCACCTTTTTGACCTTTAGGTCCTGTTCCACCAGTACCACCAACACTTCCTCCTGGACCTGTTGGACCTTCCTCTCCTTTTTGACCTTTTAATCCTTTATCTCCTTTTATACCTGCTTGAGAACCTGTCCATTCCCCACTAGAATTAATTACTTGCGAGCCACCAACTGCAACTTCTCCTGTAACATTTACACCTGTTGAGGTTGTTGCAAATTTTCCTGAGTTATCATAAAATAATGTAACTGCACCATTACTTGTAGCTGTTAAATAATTTTCACCTGAATCATTTTGTAATATTAAATCATTACCTCTTATACGCAAATCTCCTGAACCTACATGGTAAAGATAACTATGAAAACCATCATGATATATACGCAAGTCATCACTATCTCCAAGCAATAATTTTACTGAATCGGGAAAACTAAAGTCGGATGTGAAAGATGCTGCGGATTTATATGCTTGAATATGAACTAAGTCACCTGTTGTTGCCGCGTCTTGTAATACTATGCTTGTTCCTGAAGTTGCTGTGTAGTCGGTTCCTTCATCAAGAAGAATACCATTCATGTATACGGATATAGCAGGAGGAGTTCCTGTATTATATTCTAAAGTGTTTGAGTTATTATCACTACCTGAGAAAGTGGTTTGATTATTTGTAGCTGTATAGTCATATGCTTGAAATGATGTAGTAATAGTGTTTGTTGCACCTACTTCTACAACGGCATCAGACCCATCATTCTTCTTTACATAGACTTTACCATCATAGGTATTAATGGCGATTTCGCCAAGTTCTAAGTCTGAAGTTCCAGGTACGCGTCCTTGGACGCTAGACCTTTTTAATTTGATTGTCTGTGCCATATTTATGTAACCTATTTTTTGAGTATATACTCAGGTAGTGTTTAAATTAAAATGTACCGCCGTCTAATGTACTAGTGTATGCTAATGTACCACTTTGAACAGTTAATATTTGATCAGCTGTTCCGATTGGTAATCTGTCATACCCGGCGTCATTTGTTGTTTTTCCTAGAATTAAGTCTCCTTTTCTTGTTTGTGAGATTCCTTTAATTCTTAATGCATCTGATGCAACTTCAATAGTTACGTTGTCATCATTTACATTTAATGTGTTTGCAGCTTTACTTAATGCATCGCCTGCTACTATTTGACCAGCTCCTGAGAACTGTGTGAAAGTTAAATCAGTACTGCCTAAAGAGATTGAATCATTTGTTGTAAGAACAAATCCATTATCTGCATTAACTGTTCCTTCTTCAACAAATACGAACATTCCAGCATTAACTTTATCATTTGCATTTGCGTCTACTGATCTTGCTGGAGTACCTCCTGAAGATACTGCTACATAAATACCGTTTTCTGCTGCGTTTGTTTGACTTTTAAGAAGTACTCTATCGCCTGCTATAAGTGCGACGCCATCTATACTGTCTCCTGCCTCTAAACCTGAAGAACCTCCAGTTAGAGAAACATTTGCAGTAGAAGCTAAACGTACTGAGTCTTTAATATCTAAATTTTGTTTGATTGCATCAACATACTCTTTACTTACTAAAGAATTTGTAGTAAAGCCAGATCTGTCTTTGTATCCTGAAGGTACTGTTACTGTTCCTGTTCCATGTGGAGATAGGACAATATTATTGTTACCTGCTGAAGTAGAAAGTGTTGAACCGTTTAAAGTTAAGTCATCTACTACTACAGAAGTAAGACCTGCTATATCTGTTGTTGTTGAACCGTTAGTTAATGTGCTACTTCCTAATGTGATGGTTTTTGTTTCAACATGTCCATTAGTTAGTGTAAAGTTTGCTGTTGCAAATGAAGCAACACCTTTATTAGCTGTGGTAGCTTCTTCACCTGTTATAGTAATAGTATTATCTGTTACAGATGTATCAATTCCTTCGCCACCTGTAAATGTTAAAGTTTCCCCTGTATTAATAGTATCATTTGTACCACTATCTGCTGAGAGTGTTAATGTAGATACTACAGTAGCAAATTCTAAATTACCACTTGAGTCTTGTCTCAAGAATTGGCCGTTTGAACCTGAGCCGTTTACTGGGAAAGCAAAACCGTCAAGAACAATTTGACCATTACCATTTGGTGTAAGATTAAGATCTCCATTAGTATCTTCTGATGAAATTGTATTTCCATCTATTTTTATATTATCTATAAATGCATTTGCAAATTTAATACTTGAAGTACCAAGACCAATACTTGCATCTGAACCAGGTCTTAATGTTGAGCCTGTTACTGCTAGTTCGTTTGTTCCACCTATTTTAAAGTCTATTCTATCATCTGTATCTGCAGTAATACTTGTATCACCGTCTGCGTCAAGTACTAGCTCTAGACCATTCATGTCTAGTGTTCTGCCTACTAATATTTTTTCTGTAGTGTTAGTTGAATCAAAAGTTAAGTAAGTATGATCTCCTGTTGAGATTGTCATACCAGTAGCAGAATTATCTATAATTCTGAAATCTGTTGCTTGTGTTGAGAGGTCTACTGTACCTGCATCAATATCTAAATTTCCTGATGCAACAAGATCAATATCTCCACTTCCTGATGAAATAGAATTTCCACCTATTGTAAGATTTGCTGTTTTAAGTTGATTAACTTTATTGTTTGCGTCTGTTGTTATTGCTGAGCTTGCTGTTAGTGTTCCTAAAGCATGGTCAAGCATGTTGACATATAAGTCACCACCAATTGTTGTAACATTCCCATCGGAAGGTCTACCAATAAATAGTTTGTTTGAATCTTGCGAGTAAGCTAATTCACCAGCGGTCAACGAGCCTGGTGCAGCGGTATTCTGACTTCGTTTAATTTTTATAGTTTGTGCCATTTTCTTTTCCTATATTGAGGCTTAAAAGCCTCCTGCGTCTACCGTGTCTGAGTCTGCTGATTCGTTCCCAATCATTATTGGAACGAAACTAAAAGTTCCCGAAGAAGTTTCTCGGTAGATCTTTAACTGATTATCATCAGTATCATAAAATAAATCTCCTTCTTCTAAATTTGTGTCTCCTGCTTGTGGAGGAGTCGTTGATACATAAAACTGGTCTGCTAATACCTGTAAGGCTTCTGCTATATTTCCAGTGCTAGATAAAGTTCCTTGCCCTGTAAAAGGGATATTACTAGCACCTGTAGCTACTGCTGAACTAACTTCTATTTGAGTTGTTTGGGGTTGTACATTAACTGTAATAGTATCTTCATTAATTGTTAATGCAACTTTTTCTTGTGTAGCTTGAATTGTAGTAGCTTTAGCCATTATCTTGTAACTTCAGGACTGACAACTGCCGTCCCTTGAAGCAACCTAGTTACTATCGAATCTCCTGATGTATGTATCTCTACGTCATAAAAGTATTTACCTGCTGACATAGCCGCTGTTATTGAAGGAGCCAGCGATACATTAATTTTTCCTTGTGCGGCATTAGTTACTACTCCTGTGAAAGAAGCAGTTAACGTATCTGACGTAACTGTTGGTCGCACTTGACCTCTGACACTATAGTCAGAAAGGTCTTTTGCGGTTCCACTTTCTTGCACAGTTAAATCCAAGCCAAAGCCTGAACCTTGATCTATAACTATGTCGTATTTACCTGCTGCCATTTTAATTTACTCCTATAGCATTAATTATACCAAAATCTTGAGGTGAAGTCAAGCATTAAATTTCGGATGTGAATTGTATACTGTATCTATTCTGCTTGAAGCTCGTCATAACCAAAAATCGTTAAGGTCATAAGAGCATCTAACCCCTCTCTTGCTACTGTTCCGGGAGCATAAATATTCTGCACCCAGTTCTCTATTTTTTCTGTTGTTACTTGTTTTGTGGGAATAAAATCACTAATATCCCCTTTCATTCTCTCATATGCTTTGAAAGATACCCACTCTTCTACTGTTCCTGTTTGTGTATTATCTACTGTGTCTACTCCTGTAATTTCTACACGAACATTGTCAATTACATCAGTATAATTAACTATTCTAGAACGTAGTTCTTTGTGAGTAAATGTATATGTAAAGCTATGTATTGCCATAATTATTCTCCTTAAGGAATGTATCCTGGGCCTGAAGGTCCTCCAGGTCCTGAAGGTCCTGATGGTCCTGGAGGTGAACCTGCATTAGTCACACTCCAAATATCTGTTGTTTCATTTACAGTGAAGGTTACTGAACTTGTTGCCCCTCCGATTGCTGTTGTTGTTACTTGTAAAGTTATTGTATCTCCATTACTAACAGTAGTAGATCCTGAAGTATAACTTCCATTATTTACTTTATATGTGCCACCCGATACACTTGCCGTTCCAGAAACAAATCCTGAACCTGACAATGTGATAGTATTAGATGTATTTAGAGTACTTACAGCTGACCCTGTTACATCTGTAAATGTAAATTGATTTGGGGTTGAGACACCAAACTTAATAAATCTTCCTTCTACATATCCAACTGTTAAACCATTACCATTTCCTTGACCGTACATATATAAAGTTACTGTTCCACTTCCATCATATCTAAATGCTAGTGGAATATTTGTTGTATCATCACTTGCTGTGAGTCTTGACTCTGATACTAGTCCAGGTAATTTTTGAATTCTTGGAGTTTTATAAACAACTCCAGGAGAGGTTTCAGTTAATTCTCCAGTATCTGCTCCTCCAGTTGTTACTGTAGTATTTACACTTCCATCACTAAATAAGAAGTGAATAGTTTTTACTTGACCTGTGCCACCTTTTGCTCTTACAAATCCTTGATAAAATCCTGCTCCTGTTCCTACATCACAAATTTCTGCGTATCTTTCAGAGTTATAATTAAAAACTCCAATACTACTTCCCGTAACTTTAGCTCCTGTTGAAGGTAAGGCTAAGTCTTGTACTACGATACTATCTGCAGCAATAAGAGCATTTGTTCCTGTTAAAGGAGTAAGAGTTGGATTTGAAGCTTCACTTGCTTGGTTTTGATAAGGCACACCTGTTACAGCGTCCCAATATACTGAATTAACTTTTACAACGCTTAACCCTGAGAAAGTTTTGATTGCAGTTGTTCGTTCTGTATTTGTATCAACTGTAGTATTGAACCCAATTACTACATAAGGAGCATCTGCGCCTGGTGTGCCATCGGTACCTTTTACACCAACTTGACCTTTTGAACCTTTGTCTCCGCCTTCACCTGGTACACCTTTTGGACCTAGTATTCCTTTTATACCTTTTTGTCCTACTTCTCCCTTCTGTCCTACTTCACCTTTAGTACCTATTATTCCTTTTATACCTTTCTGACCTTGTTCACCTTTCTGACCTTGTTCACCTTGTGCACCTTTTATACCTTTGTCTCCGCCTTGGCCTTGTACACCTTTTTGTCCTACTTCACCTTTCTGACCTTGTTCACCTTTGTCTCCGCCTTGACCTTGTACACCTTTTAAACCTTTATCTCCTCCAGGACCTTTTGCACCTTTTGAGCCTCCCTGACCTTGTTGACCTTTTAAACCTTTATCTCCTCCAGGACCTTTTGTACCTTTATCTCCTCCTGCACCTTGAACACCTTTCTGTCCAATTTCGCCTCCAGGACCTTTTGTACCTTTATCTCCTCCATCTCCTGGGACACCTTTTCCACCGATAACACCTTTAGGTCCTACAATACCTTTTAGCCCTGTATCACCTTTTTGACCTACTTCACCAGGAGTACCTTTTGGACCTAAAACACCTTTTACACCTTTGTCTCCTTTATCTCCTGCCTCTCCTTTTTCACCTTGCAAATATTCACTAACTGTCCATTCTGTACGAGGAGATTGTGTTAATCCTGGAGTTACTGCTGTAGCAATAAAGTACCAATCTGATAGAGCAGCTGCTTCTGTATACCAATCTGTAACTGTTCCATCTTTTTGTGTTAGTCTAAAAGAACCACTTACAGCACTAGAACCTCCGTCCATGTCTGGAGCTAGAGGTTTACTTGTTCGAGTTACACTAGCATTGCTATTTAATGCATCATTTGTTAATCCATCGTAATAAATAAGGAATACATCATCTCCTGGGTCTCCTTTAAGCCCACTTCCGCCTTTTACACCAGAAGGCCCTTTTGTACCTTTATCCCCAGTTTCTCCTAAAGCTCCTTTAGGTCCTTGAGTTCCTGGAGTACCTTTTACACCTGTTTCACCTTTCTGACCTAAGTCACCTTTTTGTCCGTCGCCCCCTTTGGCTCCTTGATCTCCTAGAACCCCTTTGGCACCTTGGTCTCCTTTTTGTCCATCTGCACCTTTAGTACCTTGTTCACCTTCAGCACCTTTAGCGCCTTGGTCTCCTTTTTGTCCTATACTACCTTTATCTCCTGTATCTCCTTCGACACCTTTAGGTCCTTGGTCTCCTTTTTGCCCTTGCTCACCTTTTACACCAACGTCTCCTGCAACACCTTTAGGTCCTTGATCTCCTTTCTGCCCTTGCTCACCTTTATCTCCTTGGTCTCCTATAGCTCCTTTAGGGCCTTTGTCACCTTGACCACCTTTAACACCTTTTTCACCTCCAGCTCCAGGTTCTCCTTTTGGTCCTGGGTCTCCTTTAGTGCCTGGAGGGCCATCTCCACCTTTTGGTCCCTTTGGTCCTGGGTCTCCTTTTTCTCCTCCAGCAGATACGTATAATTCTTCAAACGCATATGTTCCGCTATTCAATGAAAGTTTGGCAAGTATATTGTCATTAGTAAAATCTGGAGTAAAGCTCTGCTTTAAAAGTACCGCATCAGTATAAGGTCTTTGTACGATATGTTCAAAAAATAAAATTGTATCAGACTCAATACCTCTAATACGTTTAAAAGAAATTCGTGGGGTAAAAGTAAGTGTTACTCCACTTGAAAAAGTCTGAGCGGAAGAAATACTAATAGCGGCTCCGTCTACAGCGGTAACATGTGGTGTACCTGTACTAACAGTTTCTCCGTCTACAGTGTTTGTACCTATACCTGTACCTGATATAGTCATGCCTACTTTAATATTTGAATTAGTAGCACTTAAAGTAATTGTTTTAGTGTCTGTTCCTGCACTTGCAGTAGTGCTTGTAGTTGTACTACCATTATCAATTTTTAATAAATCTCCTACAGAAAAAGTAGTTAAAAAAGAAGTACCTGTCCCATTTAATTGGTTTGAATGTAAGTCTATAGACCCTGTTCCAGATACACTACTTAATCCATCGTTTGCTGCACCTAATTCTGCAAGGTACTCTACACTCGGAGATACAGTAGTATCACTTTTAATTTCTAAGGCTTTAAGTCTGTCTGTAGTATCACTACTATCAAAAAGTAAAAAAGCACTTGTACCCATACCACTAAAAGCTTGTTGATATGTAGTTGCAGTTGAACTAATATTTGTAAAAGTTACTCCATTAGTGTTTGTAAAAGTATAATTCTCAGAACTAAATTCTACTAATCCTGTGCTATCGTTTATAACTAAATTTCTACTTGCTGTTCCACCTAAAGGTATTAAACTTATTCTACTAGCTCCTGGAGTTACAAATTCACTTTCGGTTATAGTAGCTTCTCTGTTTATAAACTGAGACATTGTTCCAATTACAGTTAATGTTCTTATTTTTACAGTATATATTCCTGCACCTATTACATCAACGGTTATACTTTGGTCAATATTATTTACTTTTTCAGTTTTTACCTCTCCGCCAAAATCATGCTGAATTTCAAAGCCATTCGCAAATTTATACTTTAAGCCATCAGAAGTAGTAGGATAATCCCAAGTGATTGTTACCTGGTTCCCTGTTACAACTCCTGAAATCTCTGAAGAAGACGTTGGATCAGAGGAGTCTCTTGGTTCAAATGAAATTGATACATTTCTGGGGGCGGGAACTACATCTTCTGGATTTGGAGAAGCTTGTACAGGTCTTTCTTGAAGAGCATAGCCTCTTTCAATCTCTGCGAATTTAGCTTTAAAAAATTCTGCCGCTACTATCTCATATTTATGATTATCAGACTCTTTTATAGAAATAATTTTATATTGTTTAGGTGTTCCTACTTTTTCTGTCCCGTCTGTATTAAATAATCTCAATGCCCATATAACTTCTGTTTCTGGTACTGAAGTAAACGCTTGGGAAACTGTTATAGAATTAACATTTCCAGCGCTTGTTGTTATTGATTGAACTTCTGTTCTAAAGTCTTCTGACCATTGTATATTAGCGTCTTGATTTGCTGCATCTTCTGAGCTAGTTATTGAAGGAATTAAATCTCCTTTAACATAAGAAGCACTGTCTATTATAGCAGTATCATCTATTAAGTAGGCTCCTCCTTTTGGATAAATTAAAACTAACTCATGTGGATAGTTTGCATCATAGTTTGGTAATGATATTGTTCTATCTAAAGGTATAACTGTTGCGGATCTAGTCCCTGTATTCGAGACTCTTCCTGCATATGAAACTCTGTCCCTATCTGAATCTTGTATATTAATAATTTGTCCTGGTATAAGTCCTATTGCATTATTTCCAGTAACAAATGTTACAGTTTCTGTTTCATGTCTTTCAGAAAGTAATTTCCATTTACCCATTCTATGGGCTTGGCCTCTAGAAGTACATCCAAAAGCTAAATGCTCACTTCGTACTATTCTTTGAGTATCTGCAATATTTTCATAGTCTTCCACATACTCTGTTGACTGTCTATAGCTATCTTCTGGATCATTCCAAGTTACTTTTACTTGGTTTGTTTTTACTCTTTCTCCTGTCCCTTCATATGAAAAAGCTCCTGATTCGACATTTGCTTTAGTAAAAGTATATACAGGTTCTTTGGGCTGGTCTGCTGTAGCAGTTAATTCCCCATGAGTCCATAATGCCATTCCATGAAATACAGAAGTAAGTTGTTTTAAAACTGTAGTAGCTTCTCCGCCTTTAGATAAAAATACATTAGTTGTAAAACGAGGTTCTAGCCCTCCATTTCCATCGGAGACTTCTTCGTCACAGTATTTAGCTAACCTGAATAATTCGTACTTATCAATATCATCCTTATTGATAAATGCTCCCATACCATATCTTTCATTTACAAGCATGTCATAGAATACCCAAACTGGGTTATCACAAAATACTTTTCTGTAGTTTACTGAAGCTTGATTAAATGTAGTAGTGTCTCCCCTAAAGTTACCATCCCAATTTTGATAAGAAGATTCAGTGCTTCCACTTGAAACGTTTCTACGATATAAAGCAGCTCCTCCTGTCTCTTCTCTAGTTAAATAATTAGTAGGTACTTGAATTTTTACACCTTTTAATGTAAAAGATCTTTCAGGTACTTGTCCATCGTAATCTTTTGCATTAAAAGAAGTATAAGCATATGCAGTATGAGGATAGCTAAGTTTATCTTTTATAATGCATTCTACAGTTTGTAATGTTAAGGGGTTTGTATGTTTAAAACTACCACTAATAAAGTTTTCATCTGTAATTCTTCTTACACGAACTCTAAAGTCATCGTAAGGTTGAAACTGCTCTGTGTTTATAGCAAATTCTTCTACAAAAGCAGTAAATTGTTGTTTACTTGGTTTTATATAACCATTACTAGGTAGGTCGCTTCCTCTGTACCCTGCGTTTACAGAGCCTCCCCACGCTGGAGTTCTATATTGAATTTGATCGTTGGTTGGTCCAAAAGCAAGTTCTGAAGTATATGAAGTACCTCCATCAGTGCTATACTCAAAAAATATTTGTACTTCTACAAAGGATGGACCTTTCGAACCTGAAGATTCTTTTATAGCATGAGAAGCCGCACAATTAAATGTTAAATGAATTTCATCAACTTCATCTGGGTTTGAAACTCCTAAAAATCCAGAAGTTAAAAGAGTATCTGCTGCTGTACCTGCGGGCTTTGAAGGCTCATCTAATTCCTGAGAGTTATATAATGGACTTGCTAACGCTCCCCCTGTACCTACATTTGCTCTAAGGTCGTTTTGTTCTAATTGGATTCCGGGACTTGCTATAACTGAGGCTTGTCCAAATCCACTATTAAAGCTTAAACTAGGTTGATTTAATATTCCTGATGTAAGAGCAAATTGTAAGTTCTCTACATTAGTTAATTCTTTTAATCTTGTTTCTGAGGTATGCGCACCTGTTATAGTTACACTAGTACTAGATAATGTTACTCCTGGAGCAGCATTTAAAGTTGCAACATTTCCAGAAATTGAAGTAAGTTTAGTTACTAAGTCAATATAAATATCTGTATTAGATACTGTTGTTGCAATAGGAGCAGTTGTTTTTATCTCTGTAGCACTCACAAAAGTTGCTTGAGTAACTAAATCTGTTCCATTTGCTCCAGCTCCCGATATTCGAATATATCCTGGTAAAAATGATTTACCATTATTTACATTGTCAGAAGTAAAAAAAGAACTTGAAGTAGTTATTACATTTGTATTTATAGTACCACTTGCTATACCTGAACCATAGGATCCCCCTTTTTCTATTAGAACATATCTTGTACCTAAGGATAATCCTTTTATGTTATTGGTTTCTAAATTGTCTATTGTAGAAAATACTGAATTTGTTAGAGTAGCTGCTCCTGAAGTTGTGCTTGTAATTATGTTTCTAGGTTTTATAATTTCATTTGCTAAAGTATCAATAACTGGTACGTCATTAATAAAAACAGAGGCTAAGCCATCTGCTAACCCTTCGATTTCTCCTTCCGATAAAATATCATACGCAGCCGCAATTTGCGTTTTATTTGGGTTACTTAAATCGGATATGCTTTTACTTCCGAAAGGTCTGTTAGTATATTTAGCCATTATTTTTGCATTTGTTTTAATCCGGCACCACCTTTAGATGTACCGCCGCTGCTATAAGTTCCGCCGCTATTACCGTAATAATATGAGCTTGCTGTTCCTTCAGCATAGTTTAAATTTGCTCCTTTTAGAAGCCCTGTTTGGAACCCTTGACTTATTGGTGTTCCCCCTATTTTCATTGTTCCATATAATACTGGAACAGGTTGTCCTTGTTCTATATTTTCAGAAGCTCCATTAAAAAGGAAAGCAGGATCTGAGTCCATGCCTCCTGCGTCTGGAGCTGACATTTCTGTTATACCCATAATTGCTAAGTTTGCCCCTAATGCCACTAATCCATATCCTAAAGCAGATAAACTATATGTTGTTGCTGCTGCAGCACTAGCACTTGAAGCTGTTGCCGTTACTGTACCAAGATTCATACCTAAGAATCCAAAAGATTGAGATACTGTAGCACTTCCTATGCCCATAGAGGCCTGCATACCTGCTCCTACTTGTGCAGAAGTACCTGCTGCAGCAGCTGCTGCTCCACCTGTCATAACTATAGCTGTAATCATAACTATAGCTGATAGTATTTTTCCTAATCCTTTACCTGATCCTGCAGGTACTGGGGAAATAATTACAGTATCTTTAGCATTGGGAAGCCATAGTTCTATTTCTTCATCTATGAAATCTTCTCCATTCTGTATTGTAAATCCTATATTGTTGTTATGGCACTCTACTAAGTATTCTTTAAATCCTTCTTTTTGACATTCAATAAGTTTTATTATATCACGCATAGAGTTACCTGCACACTGCCAATCGGTGCCAAATTTTTCTCCTAACTCTCCTAATAATTTAACGTGGGTCATAAATAAATTCCTTTTTATCTGGGTAAGATACAATTAGATATGGAATACCTAATGCCTTACAGTTCTTTTTGTCATGCTCACTTGGATGACAATCTTCCATATAGTGACTATGGACTATATATAATATTTTTGATACCATTGAATACTTAACGTATTCCTTTGGGTCAATTGTAAAGTGGTCTTTTTCTTCACTTATGTTTTCTAGTGGAATAAATTTTGGATTTTCTTCACCAATAATTAATCCACATCCTTCTCTCGGAGCTTCAATAGCCATATGACTATAAATTTCGGGCAATAATTTACTTAAACTTTCTTGCACCTGGGAACCCTCCGAAAGGTAAAAGTTTGTCAGTTTTCTTAATGGCTTTCCCAGTTCCACCTGATAATGGATTGAATCCATATCTACATTGACAAGATTTTAATCTTTTTCCACAAAGATCTCCTCTCATCCAGTACACTCCATGTCCAGGAGTATTTCCTGTATTAGTAATCTTTGCTTGCCATAAAAATTCAGTACCTGATGTAGGCTTCGCATACATATTTAATTTATCATCAGTATACGCATAGTATGTTGTACTAGCATTATAATCTGCATATACTCTAACTCTAGTCCAATCACCACTATTATCAGAAGGGGTAGTACTTGTAGTTCTAACTGCTTGCCAGTAATTTGTTACAGTAGTGCTATCTGCATCAGTGTCTATTGTTCCATCTGAGTTATATCTTCTTACTCCACTGCTTGTTCCTAAAGTAAGAGAAGTTGAGTAATAGCTGTCTGCTGCTCCACTTCCGCTCCATGCTGTAAAAGTAGTAGTGCTTGGAATTACGTATTCATCATCTGAGTTTACATACGCTTGGTATGCTGTGCCGTTAATTATATATTTACTTTCACTATGCCAAGTGCATCCACCTCTTTTATTTGCTTCTGTTTTTTCTGGGCTTGCCCCTTGATATTGCCAAGGACATGCATTATGCCCGACTACTCTGTATGGAAGAACTAATCCTTCTGTATTGAAAGGACTTGCTAACTCTATTGCTATTTCTTGTGCGTTTTCTGTTTCTACTCTATCTATTATCCACATCTGTCTAGGAAACTCTATTGGAGTTTGTCCAGAAGATGTTTCAGCACTTCCACCTTTTATATATTTTGCAAAGGTTCTTCTTCTATATAATTTCTTACCTACCAAGTCTCTAAACTTATATGGTGAGATTGCGTTTTCAAAATCAGTTAAAATATTTGAGAAAGTTATTACAGGTCTTGAAGTAGGTCCTTGAGAACTTACATCTGTTCCTTCAATACTTAATGGAATTGCTATATAAGAATTTAATTGATTATTTGTGTCATGGTCGTACATTTGAATAGTAGTTAAATCAGCTTCTAAACTTCTAGTAAAATATGCGCTTTGTGTATCTGATAATTCTATCTCATATAAAGTAATCAGCCCTGAAGACTGTTCTAGTTTTTGAATTTCTTTTACTGGTATTCTTTCAGCCATTATGCTTCATACACCCTTTCAAGTTGTGCAGTTAAACTATAATAGTCATCATATGCCCAAGTTTGATTCCATTGTTTACAAACTACTTTAATTGTTTCATTACCATTAGTATCATCTAGAGTCATTCTAAACTTAGTTACTCCTCCTAGAGATTCAAAAAATGCAACTAAATCATCTATTTCTGCTTTTGGTCGTGTATTGAAACTTACATTCATACCCTGTACTAAATTATTTATTCCATCCGCAGCTCTATGTTCATACCCATCTCCAAAATTCATAACGTGAATTTTTGGCGCTGACTGTCTGCTAAATCCTTTATCCACAACAACGCCTCCTGAAAAACCAGTTATGTTGCTTCCGTCATTTTGAAATATTGCTGTTGCCATTATCCTCTACCTAATATTCCTCCAGGTCTCTTCTCTCTTGATATTGTTTCCATTACGGAAGCTTCAATCATTCTACCTAGAGCCTTACCTCTTTCTCCATCAAAGGAGTTTGTTGAACTTCCATCAACTGCTACATTAATTGTTACGTTGTTATCTCCTGCCCCACCATTCATATTTACTGGAATACTTCTTCCATCTGGTAGAGGCACTACTGCTTCATTATGCTTGCCTTCTCCAACTAAGTAAGTAGGCTCTGTTGCAATTCCGCCGCTTGAATATTTAGGAATTACTCCACCCTTTGCCATTGGTATAATTCCGCCTTTTGCTAATGGTATTGGAAGACCCATTGCCATTACTGCTTTCATAGCTAACTGTTGAGCAGCCATTTCTGCCATCTTCTTCAGCATAAATAGTGCTAAATCTTTAAATGCTTCTTTTGCTGATTTAGTTCCTTGTGCAATTGCTACAAACATATCTTCAATACCTTTTGCGAAACTCATTTGTAATTGTCCTAAGTGTGAATTTGTGAACTCAGCTACATCAAGTTGTTTTTCCATTAACTCTAATCTTTTTCTTTCCATTTCAACTTGTGATAGTAATCTTTGATCTTCTATACTACCTTGTATAATTAAATTATCTTTTACTTGTTTTGCTCTATTTGCTAAGTCGTCTTGAATCTTCTGTTTTTTCATTTCGATTTTTAGTGCGTCACTATCCATCTTTCTTTTTGCAAGTTCTTGTTTTCCAAATCCTGTTTGACCAAACGCAGCTGCAAATCCTGCATTTTGTATTTGGAAATTCATTTCTTCCATCCTTAATTTATTCATTGCAATTTCTTGTCGATATTGTTGTTTCTTTAATTCTAACTTTGCAGCTTCTCTGTCTTGTACTTCTTTTATAATAGGTAAATATCCTTTTTCTGCGGTAACAGTTGCAACTGCTAAATCATGTAAACTTTTCTTTAATTCTTTTCTTTTAGGGTCTTTTTCTGCATCCATTTCAATTTTAGCTATATCAGCAGCTCTTTGTGCGTTTTCAATAACGTTTTTCTGCTGTTGTATAGCAACATTAGTATCTTCATTTTTCATTGCAGTTATTTTTTGCTCTATTCCTATGTCTTTTCTTCTCTGCATTTGAAGATCTTTTAAAGTTGTTCCATTCTTAATTGAGTCTATCTCAGATTTATTAATCTTTATTATTTCGGCTACTACCAGCTTATGCCCATCTCTTCTTGATGTAAGATTCTGCATCTGTGTTCTATGGCCTCCTACGTCATATATAAAATTATGTCTACGTTTTTTCTCTGCATTTCCTCTTATAACAGGGTCATCACTTTCTAAATCTGCTCCTCCAGATTTTTTATCTAAAGCTAATTCCTGCTGTTTTATCTGTGCATCTACTACATCAATCATTCCTTGAGCACCTGATTTAAGATTTGCCCCAAAAAATTGCTTACCGACCATAGCTTGCATTGCATTAGTATAAGTTTTCTCTGCCTCTGCTGCATTATTTAAAGTAGCTGCTAGACTTTTCATAGCATTCTCTCTTTCATGAACAACTTGTAGATTTTCTTTATTTAGTTCAGTACCTGTTTCAATTTCTTCAGCAATTTGAAGATACCCTTTTATTAATTTTGGGTCAGATTGAAGATTAGCTAACTCTCTAATAGCACCTGCTTGTTCTTTTACAGATTCTATAAACTCTTGTGTAGGTTCTTTAAAACTTATAACTTTTCGCATGTATAATGATAGTGCACCTTCTGCTTTTAATAATTCCTCGGCTGAGTCATATACATTGCCTTCACCTTTCATACCTGCTGCAAATACTGTCTTTCTGCCCGTCTCTGCAAAAGCGCCCTTGCCCCCTCTAATTTCATTATACTCTCTAATCATTTTATTCGGGTCTGTAGATAAAATTGCATTTGCACCTTGAAGAACAGCTTGAGTGCTTGTAATAAGTCCTTCTGCAACTACTTTGTTCATTCTTTCAAGTTCTTCTCTAACTCCTTTTGCGCTTTCTTTAAAGGTGTTCATTTTTTCTATATTTTTTTGTAGTTCTTCATCCTGCTTTCTAAACTTATTTACTAACATCATAACAACAGAGCCTATTAAAGTTAGTACTCCTAATACCCCTGCAAACATAAATGCCCTATTTACAAATTTTGCAGTAGCCTGAGATAGTGCTACCATTTTTACACTAGTTTTCTTTTGGACTAGCTCCATCTTTTTTTGTTGTAATTGGAACCAACTTGTTGTTTTTGTAAACTCTCCTCGCTTTTTCTTCTCGCTAATTTTTAAGGCATTTTCCTGTCTTTGTAAATGCAGTCTGTATTCTGCCCTTTCTTTTTTACTATATAATTTTCTTAATGCTCCACCTTTTTCAAGACCTTTTCTTTGGGCTTCAATCTCTCTTTTTGTCATTTGATCATACATAGCAGGAGTAGGCCCGAGACTTGCTTTTCCTCTCAATTTATTAATTCCTGCTCGACTATCTTGTCTAATAGTTTTATTATCCCCACTCAACTTATCTAATTCGTTCTGTGCGTCAATAACAGCGGTTTTTGCAATACCTAAGTTCTTTTTCGCGGATTTACCCATTTCTTCAAAATTAGGTAATATAGTTTTTAAGATTGGAAGTGCAAATAATGATAAAGCTGCAATTAACGCGTATACATTATCTGTAAAAAAGGGTAATAGTTTTTCTGCAATAACACCTATTCCAGTTTTAAGACTGTTAACTAAATCGTCAAATTTTGCTCCAAATTGCCCAAGAGCAAAAGCTGCTGGATCCATAATTTCTGTGATTCTTCCAAATTTAGTTTCTGCCTGAGTAAGTACTTCAACAGCTACAGCTTGTGATTTCTCAAATTGATTTAGCTGCTCTTTAGTTTTACCTATGGAAGACGCGTAATTTTTAAGTGCGGGGTCTAGTCTTAGAATAATACCCAATTCGTCTAGTAATTCTGGTTCTGCTTTTGTAACACCTCGAATAAGACGGTTAAATGAATCTGTTAAATCTCTTCCTAGTGCAAGAGAGGTGTTTTTTGCTGCTTTACCTAAGTCTTCTAATTGTCCTCTGCTTAGTCCTGCAGCTGTACCAATAGCAACTGCTTGAGCAGCATCTTGATAAGCTAATTGTCCTGCGGTTGCTTCTCTAACAGCTTTAGTAACTGTTTTATATGCGGTTCCAGTTACGGAACCAAAAGCTTCTTGTCCTTGTACAAGGTTTCTAAAATTTACGGAATCTTTTAAGAATTGGAAAGCAGCCGAGACAGCAAATACTTGAGCAGCCAAGGTAGCATAGGCAGGTACAAGACCTCCACTAATACCTTGTTGTATTTTTGAAAAGTTTTTAGTTTGGTTTGAAGATTGTCGGGAAAGTCCCTTACCTGCACGATCGGCGCCCCTCTGTGACGTAGACAAAGCATCAAAGCCTCCTGCGGCTTTTTTAAGCTTTTTCTGTAAATCTTTGAGAGTATCTCCATCACTAACGTTGATGGTTAACTTTGTTTCTCCTTTTGCCATTATACCTTCTTTTTGTTCTCTGAACTCTTTTGCTTTCTAGCCAACTCTTTATTAATCTTTGTACTATGTCTTGCTTCTATATGCTTAAGAAATAATACAACTTCTTGTTGGTCTTCAATTTTAAATATTCTTAGTAAAGTATCTAAACTAGAGTAATCTTTTCCTAAGTATGAAGACTCTACCCATCTATCGGGTAATAAATCGTGTAATAAAAACGCTTCCTGAACTTCTTTTGGAAACTCACTCCTATCTGGAGGCATCTTCATCGGGTCAGGATCTTCTCCTGTTTGCTCACATATTCTTAGATATGTATCTATCGGTAACATACCCTCTTTGTAAAGAGCATCTAATCGAGCAAGTATGTACTCTACTTGCTCTCGGTAAAATTTTCTAAATCTCCTACCGTTTCTGTTACCCAAGTATCAAAGTCTGTTGCATTTTTCATTAGTATCTCTGCATCTTCCGTTGAATATTCCAACTCAGTTTCTTTGTCTATACCTGTTAAGTTTACAAGTAACATTTTTTCTAAATATTTATACTTTAATCCTTTCCAACCTTTGATTACTGATGCACAGTAATTAGTTAAAAACTTTTCATCATCTAAATCTTCTTCAAATGCTCTTGTCTTTTTATTAAATTTCTGAGAAAGACATCTTGATCTTAATTTTACAAGCTCTTCTCTTGATAGATAGCAAAGTGAGACTGAAAATCCTTCAAATTCAGGATAGTCCACTACTACCGTTTTACTTGGAGTTAATAAACTCGCTAGTGATATTTTTTTCTTTTCTTCTACCATTATTGGTCCTCGGTTTAATTAAATGGGGGAGTTGGTCTCCCCCGGGTTAGTTTTAACTACCAGTGTATGTTACTTTTGCTTCAAAATGATCTGCCGCAGTTGGGTCGACTGATGCTGGTAAAGCATGGAAGTTAGTTTCTAAAGATATTATATCATCTATAGAATGTGTTGGAACTTCAAAGTGACACTTAGGAAGATCTATTTGCACTTTAGGTGCGTTAGTACCTCCAATCTTGAATACTGTATTAAAGCTGTTAGTAATAATACTTGTTGCTTCAATTAAGTCTTCAAATAAGTCTGAACTTCCACCTGCCTCATTATTTAGATAACAAGTAAAGTTTCCACTTACATTTCTTGTCCCTGTAACGTGTCCTAATGGTTGGTTAACTATGCCTAATGTTTCTGGTGTTAAATAAGTCATGTTATTTTCCATGGTTATATTTCCACCTGTTAGAACTAAGTTATACACTCCATTACTGTTCACTCCTGGGAAAGTAGCTGTGTCTCCTGCTGTAACTGATAGTTGAGTTAATCTATTTCTAATGAAATTACCTGTGCCTGTAACACCTTCAGTAATGCTAGTAGTAGCCGTTGGTAATGCTGCTATGTCTGTAACCATAGAAGCAAATCCGGACCATGTAATTGTAGCAATACCATCTATATCAAAATCAATAGAAGCTGAATTTACAACTGCGTCTCTTAGTCTATAGAAAGACTGACCGCTGCCGTCTGATTGAGCTCCACCAAATTCGAAAAATAGATCGAAAGTACCTAAGGCGGGTTTTTCTGAACTAGTAAAATCTATAGTCTTGCTAGAAGTAGTGTTTGTTATACCCTGATTCCAAGCGGCTTCTGTCTCTGTGACTGAAGCTGTGAAAGTAGGGGCTGCAACAAAGTTTGCCCATAAAGGTTCTTCTACACTATGCTGACGATTTTCTGATCCACTTGCTTCCCATCCACCTGTTGCACCATTTGAAGATACAAAAGGTCTCATGTAAGTTTGGAAAGACCATTCTGCAGGAGCATAAGAATCTGTAAACATTTGTCTACTTCTTCTACTGTTCCCACTACCATCTGCCATTTCTGCAAGAGTAATTTCACTAGTATTTGTGCCTTGTGAGAAACTGAACCCATCTAATACTGGTATTTTCCATGATGTAGCTGCTGCTGAGCCTGCTACATTAACACCCATCATTAAATAGACTTCGGTATCTCGGCTAAAATAAAATTTATCTGCCATTTTTTTCTCCTTTTCCTTGAAAAGAGCTTTGATAAATTATTACTTACCGCAGCTGTTTTCTCTAGTATTGAACCTCTATAACAATCTCTCCGACTCCAAGAGGGTCTAAAACACCTTCATCGGTGTCAATACTTACTATTGTGGTTTGCACAGTTTTCTGTGAAACCCCGTTTTTATCATAATAAGTGATTGGATCTTGCTCTTCAAGAACTGTCTCCAGATCTTCAATGAGGGCATCCAATGCACCTACCGCATCTTCATTATCTTCTACATAACATCTTAATGTAATAGTAAGATAACGAAACTTAAATCCACCACCATCATAAGTGCGAAGCTCTCTGCCCGCATTTAAATGAACTGCTGGAAATTCTTTTACCTCATCCCAAAATGTGAGTCTAGGACTACACTCTGCGACTGCAGTTTGGTACTCACCAGTACCATCAATTCTTTCAATAAGATCTACAAGAGCATTTACAATGTTCTGTCTGCGAGTTGTATATTGTCTTGTATCTACTGCCATAATTATTTAAACTTTCTTGAGAGGGTAGCTGTTCTACTAACATCTCCTAGAGTTCTGCTTTGTGTTGCTAGAATCTCTCTAATTGATTTTCCTATAATACTTCTTGGGTCTCTATATACATTTGCCCAAGGTCTTTTTCCATGCCCTGGTTCAAATACTCCATAAGGTCTTTCATTATAAGCATAATCAATATATAATGCTCCTCTGGGACCTCTAAGTACGCTTGTTACTTCTGCTGTACTTTTAAACCTTCCTGTTCTGTTTACTAAACTAGGAGTGCCCATATTCTGTTCTATTGCTTTAGGGAGTATACTATTTAACATTTCTTTTATTAGTATGCCTTCCTCTCCCATTGTTGCGCCTGAAGCTCTTAAAGCATCAGATCTTTTACTTTTCTTAACCTTTGCCAAACTTGCTGTTTGTGTGGCTATTACGGCTACTTTAGGGTTTTTTGAAAGAGCTTTTTTAATTTCTGTACCATTCTTTGCTCTTTTCTTAACGTCTAAATATTTTTTTCTAAAAGACATTCTAGATTTAACTTTAATGCCTGTTTTTGCATTTTTAGCTCTATTTATTCTTAAAGCTTTTTCTGCTTTTTCAATCTCTTCTAACCATAGATCTTCTGACAATCCTTCTATCTCTTCAAATAGGTCGGGAGAGTCTGCTACAGCGGCTGCAAGGTCTTTCTTTTTTGTCATGCCTTGCTTTTTTAAATAAGCTTTAAACTGTGCTTCTGTTCCCTCTAAATAATTCTGTTTAAAATCTTTAAAAGCTTCCTTCTGTTGCTGAGCATGTTGAGATCCCATTATTGCAGGTCTTACTGTAAAGTTTACTATATGGTTTCTTACAAGACTATTTTTAGTAGTTTTCTTGTTTACTTTACTGCCATAGCTAGTTCTTAAAAAATCTGATATTTGTTCTACTATAAAAGTTAACCAATGGTCACTTAGTTTAGCAGTAGTCTGTAATGCTTGAATTAAAGAAGTATGTAAATTATCTCCTTCAGCATTTCTAATTCCAGACTTACTAACATCTGTTCTTTGTTGTCCTGTGGGTAGCTGTTCTGAATCAGGTGTTTTTCCATGTTCAAAAACCATTTTTTTAAGAACTGAAGCTTGTGTTCCTGCCCAATTCTTTATTGCTAACTTAAGACTGTTATTTGCATTTTGGTACCATCTTTTTCTTATTTGAACTATCTTTGTACCTTTTTTTATAGGAGCAGCTACTGCTCTTAATCTTATTTCTATTTCTGTTTTACTTACTTTAACACGAGTAATTTTCCAAGTCTCTCTAGCACCCTTCTTCTGCCAAGCCTTGACAGTTTTTCCAAGACTACTAAACATTACATCTTGATATTTCAATATTGAAGCGGGTAAAACAGCATCATTAAAAAGTCCTGTGTCTATTGCATGCATTGTAAATGCTGTCATCCAGTCTTTTTTACGAATAGTTACTCGCATCATTTGTATTCTACTAGTTAGTCTCTTTTGTGCAATTTTTTCAAAACCTTTTAGCCACTTAAGTCTATCTTGCTTCATTACACAATTACTCTATACAAGTCTAGCACTCTTTTAATGTGGTCTGGAAAATCAGTATTATTTCTAACACTTGAGGAGCCTTGTTGTTCTAATGTTGCTCCTTGTATAGATCTTCTTGACTTATGCTCGTCTCGTAAGTAATATGTAATTAAATCAAACACAGCTAGTTTGAGATCAGAAGGTACAGCTGAGTAGCCAGATCGATATGCAATCTCTACGGAACCAAAACCTCTTTGAAAGTGCTTACTTCCATTTCCAGTAACCCTTCTAACTGCATCATAAGTAGTATCGACATAATAGTCTTGATTTACTACGAGAGTTGTATAGGCCTCTGTTGGTCCTGATCTTTCTTTTACTGAAGTTACGCTTACTAAAGGACATTCACTTACTATTATAATTGAGGTGTGCTCTGTAACGTTAAATACTTCTGTTTTATCGGTAGAGTAATAATCAACAAAACTTGTTCCACAATATCTTTTTACTAATTCTGATATTTGTGGAATTAAAATCGCTAGGCGATCGTCATCTTTAGCTCCAGTCAGCCCTTCTGCATCCTTATAATCTTGTACTGTAACTAAATCTGCCATATTTAAAAGTGTGGGTTTTAAGGTAAACCCACAAAAACCATATTAGCATATTAAGATGCTTGGTAGTTTCTAACAACAACTGCGTCGCCACCATAAGTAGTAGCACCACCGATAATGTGATCAAATCCAAGTCTTTGTGAAGCCACAAGTACTCTTCTTTG